TGTGCCGTTTTGGTAGAGCAGCAGGCGACCAAAGAGGTCCCGCTCGTGCGTCCTGGCATCTACGGCGTCTCGCCGATGAACCGCTCGATCAAGAGCAACAAGAGCGCCAACCAAGGTGTTGAGACACACCTCCAGCAGCTCTACCGAAACGGCACACCGATCGCGGACGCCATCAATGAGGCGATGAATTACGCGGGTGAGACAGACCCGAACCAGGTCCTCCAGATGGCGAAGCAGATCTGGTCGGGCGGTGGGACTCCGTCGCCAGGCGCTCAGTCGCCAGCGGGCGCCTACTACAACCCCAGCCGCGGTCGTACAGACGTCGAGAAGATGGGACTCAAGGCGCACCGCCGCAACGTGGTCGCCTCGGCGATTCAGGGGTTCTATGTCGAGGCGATGCGAGAGGCTGACGACTCACCGGACCACATCGACTGGGGTGAGCGCCCGCTCGCGCCGATGGCGCCTGGTGACGAGGGCAAGCTCGCGAAGGCGCTCGATGTGCCTGGACGTGACGGCTACCGTTGGCACCTGGAGAAGGGCACCAAGGTGACGATCGTACGGAACCGGCATGCGGGCGAGGAGTTCGTCGTTTGGGCTGACGGCTGTGATCATCAGCTCACGATCCCAGGAGACGCCATCGCGTGAGGGTCGACCTGTCAGACATCAGGGCTTCGACCTTTGATGATGGCGAGTTGCAAGCCCAGCTCGGGCTGAGCATCTCCGGCACGGCACCGGACGCGATCGACCAGATCGACGCGGTCGGCCGCGCGCTGGCAGTGCCTGCTGCAAACGCCATCGAGTGGTGCATCGGCGAAAACTGGTGCCACTCGCCTGACCTATACGAGTACTACGGTTCGTATCAGACCATCCGCGACTACTTCCAGCTCCGCTGCCCTACGTGTAATCCGACCGGTAGCGACTTCCGCTCAGGCCAGCCAGGCGACTGTTGGGGCCGGTCGCAGATGTACCTAGAGTCTGAGGTGTTGCTGGTCTGGGACAGCGACAATCTCGAAGACACCTGCCCCAAGTGCGGCACGACACGCAGCGAGTTTGTCGAGGACGGCCTGCTGCTCAACTACAATCAGATGCACCTCTTGATCGGTATGCGCGCCGGTAAGAGCATGACGGCGGCTCTGATGGGCACCTACTACGAGCATCGCATCCTGACACTGGCGCACAGTTGGAAGGGTGGCTTGCACGGCTACCTCGGCATCTCCAAAGCGGAGACGTTCGAGCTGACGTTCCTCGCGGCCTCTGACGTGCAGTCCCAGGACACCATTTGGACGAAGTTCAACGGCTTCCGCGCCAACAGTCCTTGGTTCCGCAAATACGTGCCTTGGGTCATTCAGCAGGCAGAGAGCCAGACACGGATCGGTATGCGCCCATGGCGCTACGACGAGGCGGTGAAGACCATCCGCAACGAGCATCCGCGGGTGCGTCTCGTCATCAACAGCCTCAACTCCAACTCCAGCTCCCAGGCCGGTCGCACACGTATCGGGTCGCTCGTTGACGAGCTGGCGCGCATGAAGCAGACCGACGGACCGCAGGGCGCAGCCGAAGTTTACCGTACTCAAGAGGCGTCTTTGCAGACCGTGCGTGCGCACGTAACCGAGTACGGCGGACTGCCATGGCTCGGCTCCATGATCTCTGTAACCAGCCCCATCAGCCGTGACGATGAGGCGATGCGCCTCTACCGCCGAGCCGGTCAGATCACAGGCATGTACTCACAGAAGTTCGCGACTTGGGAGTTCAATCCGAAGCAGGGGCGGAGCAACTTCATCATCAACTACCAGAAGGACCCGGTCGGTGCCGAGCGTGACTTCGGCGCAAATCCACCTGGCGCTGCGACGCCGCTGGTCTACGACGAGCGTCGTTTCATCGACACAGTCGTCGACGTCGACCGCAAGCCGATGGCGCGCTTTGACTACTACAACCGCACCGCTGGTACAGGTGACAAGTACATCGCTGTCCGTCTCGGTCATTGTGACGTACATGTCGATCGGACACCGCGCTACATCGCAGTCGACGCCGGCTGGAACTTCGACTCCTTCTCGTTCGCGATCGGGCATCCCGAGTTCGTCGTTGATGCCGACGGCAACGAGCGTAAAATCACAGTCGTCGACGACGTCGTGCGCATTGTTCCAGAGATCGGCACCGAGGTTTACTTCCCGAGCGTCGTTGACACCATCGGCATGTTACGCTTCCGCGTGCGCTTGTCCGGTGTTGAGTTCGACCGTTGGAACTCTGTGCAGCCTATCCAAGAGATTCGCGAGTTCGGCATCCCGGCTGAGCAGCACTCGATGAAAGACAAGGACTTCATCGACTGGATGGTCGATTGCTACGCTGGTTTGTTTCACATGCTGCCGCCGGCCAAGGGTGACGTCGATGTCGACGCGAATGGCGATTGGCTGCGGCCGCTGCAGTGGGCAAAGGAGCCGCCTCAACTTCATGCCACGAGCGCGGCCATCTACGAGCTGCTCGGGCTCCAGCGCGACCCGGATACGCAGAAGATCACGAACCCCAACAAGGGGCAGACGCGCGGATACAACAGCGATGACTCGGCGCGCGTCCTCGTACATCTACATAAGATGGTGCAACGTGCTGGCTTTACCGAGCGCTACGACGACCGCAGTAAGCGGGCTGCGCGTCGCCGCGCCGAAGAAGGCGGGTCGACCTGGATCAACCGCGGGCAGGTCATGAGCGCTCCACAAGGCGCGTCCATCCGCACATGGAATAGTGGTAGGGGGTGGTGATGAGCTGTTGGATGGACAGGCGCATGGCGATCGTTGACATCGTGCACGAGCTGGACTCGCACGAAGGCTACCCGAATCCGTCAGACATGCCGATGGGCGGCCAATCAGTTGTAGGGCCGACAGGGCTGGCTTATGACACGCCGCAGAACCTCATACTCGACCACAACCGCAAGATGCCTCATCACACGGGCGAGACGGAGCACGAGGCAGAGTTCGGCAATTCGCTGCGCGAGCTGAGCAACGACAGTCCGTCACCGCAACCACTGAATCGCGGTGAGATGTGGGAGCAATCGTACGATCAAACATCGCCGGTTGGGTCCAACTACGAGGGTGACCCTGGCTCCAGCATCCGCATGGGCTCGGACCAAGGTCCGAACTTGAACCCCGATCAAGGTGAGCTGCAGAAGATGGTGCAGCAGACAGGCGGCCGCATGCTGCCGATCCCCAACACACCTTTCGGCTACCTCATGGACACCGACATTCAGTCGTCGACAATCATGCTCGACAGTCGCACCGGAAAGTACTTCATCGGCGTACCGGTCGAGTTCTCGCGCACGGGCCAGCGTCAGCCTTGGGTCGCTGTCGACCTTGACGGAACCATCCTTGAACATCCGCCGCAGAACGCGCCAGAGTACGGCAGCACCGAGCAGCAGCTCCCTTTTGGTGCGCCTCAGCCTGGCGCCGCCGAGACGCTCGCGGAGCTGGCGAGCTTGGGCTGGCGCATCAGCATCTACACAGCGCGCTTCGGTGACGAGAACCTCGACGATGAGACGGTCAAGATCTGGGCGGACCAGATCGGCGACCACCTCGACCGTCACCAGATCCCGTACTCGGATGTCTGGGTCGGTCGGAAACCGCGAGCGGACTACTTCGTCGACGACAAGGCGGTCGCCTTCGAAGGTGACTGGGCCGACATCCTCACACAGCTCACAGTCGTTGGAGCTGAGCCTCAAGCGCAGCAAAACGACCAAGATGTGGAGGTCGACGAGCACGAAGCTGGGTCTGACTCCGTGTTCGGCGCGGGTGAAAGTGAAAACGATTGGGTGGACATGTCCTGGGGACAACGCCATCCTCCGGCCGTGAACCACGGCGACCCTGACCTCGAAGCAGCGAAGTACGGCGGCTAAGCTATGTGGCAAGGCGGAATCACAACCCACGGGAAGTACGGCGACCCGCACGAGCAGGCACGTCGCGCGAACGGCCTCGTCCGTCAGACGCTCCCTGACAGCCCGCCTGTCGAGAACAGTGGCTGGAACCAGCCATCGCCTTGGGGCTGGCACGGTTCTGAGTGGCAGGGGCGCAACAGCCCTCACGACCGCGAGAAGATGCAGGCGCGGTTCGACCAGTTCCTGCCGCGCATGTCGAGCGGTGGGCAGCCTGCGGCCGCAGCGGACTTCTTCGAGGGCTTCATGCCCGAAGGCGCATCCCTCGCGCCTGGCGCCGGCACCGGCTACAAAGGCTCGCTGAAGAAGAGCGCAGCCCTCCGCAAAGGCGCGGGCGGCAACCTACCCTTTGGCGGCTCTCTCGGTGGCGGCGGTGGCGGGGTTTCTCAGACCCCGGCAAGACCCTACCAACCGGAGTTCGAAAGCCCTGATAGGCAGAATTACCCTGTACATCGGTCGCTGGCAAATGTCTACTGGCGCTTGTTCTACAAGCTCGACGCGCTCATCGGTAACGCGGTCGACATGTACGCCGAGCTGCCCTGGGGGGACTTCGAGCTGACAGGCGACGGCGTCGACGGCGAAGTCAAAGACGCGATGGAGCGTATGTGTGAGGCGTCCCAGCTCCGCACGATGTTGCCGTACTTTGTCCGCGAGTACCTCGTGATCGGTGAAGCATGCCCGCACCTGTTCTACGATGACGACGAGGGCATCTGGACGTACATCGGGATGCACAACCCCGACCAGCTCGAAGTCATCCACACACCGTTCATCAAGATGGACCCGGTCGTGCGCTTCAAGCCCGACGCGCGCTTGCAGCAAGTCCTCATGTCGGACCACGAGATGGTCCGGTCGGTGCGCGACTCGATGCCGCCGGAGCTGCTCGCCGCCCTCATGGGCGGTCAGCACGTCGAGCTGAGCCCGGTCAACTTCACCTTCCTCGCCCGTAAAATGCATCCGTACGACGTGCGCGGCACGTCGATCATCAGTCGCATGTGGCGGCCGCTGATGTACGAGGACGCGATCTTCAACGCGAGCATCGCTACGGCTCGCAGGCATGCCGGCCCGATCAAGGTCGCCAAGCTCGGCGACGCTCAGACCGGTTGGATTCCTGGGCCGGAGCACGAACAGAAGCTGATCGAGCTGCTCGCGCAGGCCGAGCTGGACCCGCACGCTTGGCTCGTCTACCACTACGGCATCAACTTCGACCTCGTCGGTACGACCGAGCGGGTCATGACGATCGACAAGCACTGGGACCTGATCGAGCGCATCAAGCTGATCGCGCTGGGTATCAGTAAGGCCTTCCTCCACGGCGAAGTGACCTACGCCTCCGCCGCGTCCGGGCTCACCGTGTTCCTCCAGCGTCTCAAGGCGATGCGTCAGTACTTCGAGTCGGCGTGGATCTACCCGAAGTTCTTCCGGCCTGTCTCCGAGATGAACGCTTGGATCAAGCCGACCGAGGCGGAGCTGAGCCACAAGGTGCGGACGCGCCGGTCACAGCGCGACTTGATCGCGGACGACCGGTACATCATGCCGACCATCGAGTGGGCTCGCCAGCTCGACCCGAGCGTCGAGTCAGCCCAGCTCCAAGCGGTCACGTCGCTGTCTCAGCTCGGCATCACCTTCTCGAAGCAGTACCTGGCCAGCCTTGTCGGCAAGGACTGGGAGGAGGAGCTGCGCCAGCGCGCTCGCGAGGCAAAGATCGAGCAAGAGATCATGGCTGAGAATCCAGACCTCCAGATGGCGATGCCTCAGCCTGGAGCTGAGGGCGGTCCTGGCGGCGGCATGGCTCCGGGACCGATGCCGGGCATCCCGCCCGAGGCGATGGGCTTTCCCGGCGAGGACCCCGGCGGCATGGGCGGGGAGATGCCGGGCGGCGACATGGGCGGCGGCGAGATGCCCGCAGGCCCGATGGCTGACGCGGGCAGCGAGGGCGGCCCGACCGGCCGTTACACGCGGCTCAAGTCCAAGCTCTGGAAGAACGGCATGCATGGTGATTGGTCAGAGGCGGACGTCGCTGACCTGATCGAGATCCTCGAAGGTTATCCGCCGACCGAGGACATCTGGGTGCGCATGATTGAAGGTCCGGACGGCAGCGAACTTCGAGCTGCGCTGTCAGCCGACGACGAGCGCGAGGCTTTGGACCTCATTGAGTCCCTCTTGCTAGACGAAGGACATCCTCCCAAGTCAATCTCTGACCTGAAGGCTATCCTAACAGATGAGAAGCGCGCGCCAGAGGTTACAAAGACGTCCTCCCGCACACAGCTCCTCTACGACAGTATGAGTGACTCCGGAGCTGCCAGCACCCTCGTAGGCGCGCCCTAAACACCTCTCGCTGACAGGGCTCCGCGCCCTTTTGCCGGTTCTATCTGGCACATGGCGCGGGAAAACCAACTCGGGTTCCGAAAGAACGGCTCCGGCCGCTCCCTCGGCGTCATCACGCCTTCGACCCGCGAGGCCCAAGACCAATCCCAGCACGCTGCCGAAGAGGCGCGTCAGCAAGCAGAGCTGGAGCGTCAGCGCCGCGAGCAGGCGCAGCGGCGGGACGGCTAAGCGTGTTTCGCAAGGTCGCCAGGTTCCAGCCGCTCGGCACCGCCGAGGTCTCCGAAGATGGTTTTCTCCGCGTCGCCCGCAAGGGCCGGACCGCGGGGCATAACAAGGCGGCGCAGTCCTACTTCCTCGACGGCGCCCGCAAGCTAGACGTCAGGTCCCTCCTCAAGAAGGTCGCCAGTCAGTACGCCGTGAGCGGCAACCCCCGCGACTACATCTTCGAGGCGATCCGCGCGAACACGACGAACACGCCCAACGAGAATCACGACGGCTTCCATCAGACGGAGCTGTTCCGATTCGACAAGCGCATCGGCATGCCGGTCTACCAGACCTACATCGGCAAGCCGCATCACGTGAACCACAAGACCGAAAACCCCAAGGCCGCTCGGGGTGTCGTGATCGACGCGCACTACCATGACGAGACGCCACCGCTGAACGACTGCCCGCGTTGTCATCTCAGGACGGCCGCACGCAAGAACCGCGACGAGACAGGCATTCACTGCCGGCGCTGCGGCTTCGTCGTCCGGGACGAGTTCGTTGAGATCCTCGTCGGCGTCGACACCGTCAAGGACCCCATCTTCGCGAAGGGTGTCCGCACAGGCCAGCTCAGCGCCGGCAGCATGGGCTGCAACTGCCTCAACACCTCGTGCAACGTGTGTGGGCACATCGCCTACTCGCGGCCGGAGTTCTGTGAGCACATCCGCGGCGCGAACAAGGGAACGCTCTGGCAGAAGGACCGCGGCGTCTGGACCAAGGCGGCGCCACACAAGATCGCGCAGGAGCTGCGCCGCCGTCGGTACGAGCCCATCTTTGATGACTTCTGCTACGTCCGCACCGACGACGGCTTCGAGGTTCGCAAGGCCTTCGAGTACTGCCAGCAGGTCATCTTCGACGAGTACAGCCGCGTCGACCAGCCTGCAGACCCCAAGGCGCTTCAGCGCGAGATCCTCACCCGCACGGCGTCCGTTCGAGTGCCCGGCAACATCCTCCCGTCACCTGACGAGCTTCGCCGCGAGAGCGAGCTGCTCATCCAGGCTGCCCAGCGGCAGCAAGGAGCCCAAATGAACCGAGCTGCTTCGCGCCACACGGCCCAAATGCCGATGGGCGCTCCGCCCGCTCCTGGTGGTGCTCCTGGTGGTGCTCCCGGCGGTGCGCCTGGAATGGAGCAGGCCGGCGACTTCATCGTCGACGACGCGATTCAGGATGACATCGACATCATCATTCAACCTACGGACGGCATGGGCCAAGAGCAACAACCTGGGATGCCTGGCGCACCAGGAATGCCTGGGGCTCCGATGCCTGGTCCTCAATCCATTGACCAATACACAGAGACGCAGCCCGGTGCGCCTGGTGCGCCTGGAGCCCCTGCAGCTCCTGGCGGTCCTGGTTCGGCCGAGGAGTTCGGCATCGTCTCGACTGAGGCCAGCGCGCCTCGCGAAGCAAGGAGAGCGCCCATGCGGTTTGTTGACTCGTTCAAGGGTTGGACCTGCGAGGTTTCGGCACAAGGTAACGCACGTATCAAGAACGCCAAGAAGGAGCCTGTCCTGATTGTGCGTGGTCCGCCAAACACGAGCGCGACCAAACGTCGCGAGTTTGGGCGGAAGGTCATGGGCAGCATCCTGACCCACGGACTCGTCGACACAGCCATCAAGCTGGACGGCTTGTTCACACCGCGCATGGCGCAGGTCGTGGACGGCGCGATCGACGACATGCAGGAGTTCGCCGACAAATACATCCACGACTCGGTCCTCGATGAGGCGCCAGGCAACGATGACATGGCGAGCGACATGCGCGGCAAGCCGCCGACTTCCGTCGTGACCGATGACGATGACGACATGCAGGGCGACGCGCGTGGGACGCCCCCCAACAACGTGCTCACCGAAGGCGTCGTCGACCACACCGAGGGCATGCCGGAAAAGCCGTCCTCACCTGTCAGCGAGGACAACACCGACATGCGCGAGAAGCGAAAGAAGATGAACCTTGGGTCGGACTCTGTCCTCGACGACGAGGTCCACGACCACCAGATGAGCCTCACAGCTCGGTCGCTTGGTGCACGAATCGCCCACAAGCAGCGCCCGAACACGGTCTGGACGATCACCGCTGCGGAGCTGCGAGGCGGCGCCGTCCACGCGCGCATCGCCGCCAAGGGGCAGCAGGACCGCCTCGTCAAAGAGGCTGACCTGACGCGCCACTGGAACAAGCTCAACGTCGCCGCCGATGGTGTGCCCAGCTTCGACGCTCAGCTCAAGGCTGCACAGGCGGACTGGGCAAAGAAAGCCGCCGTCGAGAAGAAGGCGTACGAGACACGCGTCAAGAAGGCGTTCGAGGCCAAGTACGCCAAGAAGGTGAAGCTGGTCGAGCGCGAGGTCGCCAAGGCGAAGGAGGCTGCAGTGCAGTCCTTCTGCAAGGCGCTGCGCATCGTCGCAGCTCGTCAGGACGTGAACATCGAAGCGTCGCCGCTCAAGCTGGCGGCTCAAGCCGTGCTTGGTCAGACCCGTCAGATCGGCGTCGACGCGGCCACGGGCCAGCCGATCCAGTACGAGGGCATGCACCCTGAGATGGTCAACTTCCTCGTCGCCGACCTCAACAAGCGGTCACGTCGAGACGACATCGAAAACCTCATGAACCGAGCGGCCGAGACGATGACTCGTGGCGACCGGTACTTGATGGACGCAGAGAAGGAAGCTCGACGCTTCCAGGCCTCCGTCCCCCAACTCACGGACGCCCGGATTGCCGGCCCGGTTGACCACGTTGCGCTCCGCGCAGCTTCGGTTCGCCAGGCCGCCATGAATGGCAATGTGGTTGTCACAACTGCTCCGCCTCCCGAGGCCGCCGGTAACGGTGGGTTCGATAAGCGGAGTGCAATTCGCGGCGCTGTGAATGGCACGCTCGTGAGCGACACGCTCAACAGGCTTCAGCAGCCCAACTAGGCCGCATCACCAGAAAGAAACAAGGAGCATCGGAATATGGGTACTCTCGTAGACCAAGAGTCCAAGCTCGCGGCGTTCAATGGGGATGTGTTCCCCAAAGGGTTGGACCTGCGCCGGAGCGTCATCCACGTTGATCTAGGCACTTACACTGCCGAGGCCAACGCCACCATTCGAGCGGGACAGTTCGTCGCGCTCGACGCGGGCGGCTTCGTCATCCCGAGCATCGGGGCTGACACGCTGGGCGTTTCCAAGTGGAACAAGCAGCAGTTCGGCGTCTCGGTGAATGTCGACGTGCCGATCACGTTGGTCGGGACCACTCCGGTCTTTGTCGGCCGGGCGAACATCTCGAACGTGGCCGTGCGCTCGGCGCCCAACATGGGTGGCACGCCGTACACCGGTGGCGGTGGTGACTACAACGCCGTCGCTGGAGCTGGCACCGTTGCGCGTGACGCGACGACCACGATCACCGACGGTCAGACGGTGTACGTCACGTACACCTACGCGCTGGTCGACGCTGACTTCGAGTTCGACGGTCGCGACTTCCGGAACCAGAGCAACAACGATGTTCTGGGTCAGGAGGACCGCATCGTCGTCATCACCGACTGGGCGAAGCTCTACACCATGGAGTGGGACACGGCGGACACCATGACCACGACTGGTGCGGGCTCGAAGCTCTACGTGAACGCGGAGGGCAAGGCGTCCAACGTGGCCGCCGGAGACTTCGCAGGCCGTGTCATCCAAGTCCCGACTGCGCAGGACCAGTTCCTGGGCATGCACATCCACGGGAATCCGGTCGCGTAAGCGACGCGAAGTCGAAAGGAGAATCAAACAGTGGTTGCAGTACTCAATCCCTACGAGCGCGTCGTTCCTTCACAGCAGCGACAGGCTCAAGCACGGAGGGTCCAGGCCCCCGCGCAGAACCAGAACCCCTACTGGCAGCAGGTTCCGAACCAGCAGCAGTTCCAGCAGGCTCAGAACCGTCCCGCGATCCAGCGGCAGGCGGCTCCGCAGCAGCAGGGCGGCTCGCAGTGGTACTCGGGCTGGCAGAACTCCACGCCTCCGGGCTGGGAGCGCGACCAGTACGGCCAGTGGCGTCAGGCGTCCGTGCAGCAGCAAGCGCCGCAGCACTATGTCGATCCGAACGCGCCGGCCGCCATCCAGTACGCGCAGCAGCAGGGCCACGCCTCTCACCAGGCGTTCCAGCCCATCAACCGCTTCGCGTCCTACCAGGAGGAGGGGCTGTACGCGCAGGACGGCCAGTTCAACCCGCACTCCTACGGTGGGCAGGGCTGGAAGGACGGCATTCAGCAGGCGATTCCGGACCCCCGGAACCGCATGTTCAACGCCAGCGGCCAGATCAACGCCAACGACACGCGGGATGCTCTGCAGCAGATCGCGCACCTGATGCAGAATCAGGTCGGCCAGGCCAAGAAGGCGAGCTTCCACCGGAAGCAGTCGCAGATGATGAGCGAGGAGCGGCGACGCGTCCTGGCCGCTGCGGCTCGCGACCCGGAGGGCTTCGCCATCATGGGTCAGGAGCTTCTGCTCCCGATCAAGGACTTGGTCGACTACGAGGGTTGGGCTCGAAAGGTCTACCGCGTGCGTCCGCTCGCCCAAGGTGAGCTGTTCCGCATCGCGAAGGACGTTCGTTCCACCGCGTGGATCATCGGCCAGGACGGTCAGGGCATCGAGGCCCGCCTGTTCGGACGGTACGTCACTCCTTCGGAGTTCAAGATCGGGTCCTTCCCGACCGTGGACATCGAGGAGATCTACCAGATGAACTACGACGTCCTCGACCGCGCGCAGGACACGGCGCGGCAGGAGATCGAGCTGGAGGAGGACAAGCGTGGGCGTAGGCTCATGGATGTCGCCGCTCAGACGGTCAACGCTGTCACCGCGTTCGGCACGCTGGGCGTCGCCGCGTTCGAGGATGTGCGCTTCCAGGTGGAGCGTCACCGTCTCGTCGTGGAGAAGTTCCTCATCAACCGCGCTGAGCTGAGCGATGTGGTCAAGACCATGTCCGCTCAGGTCGACCCGGTGACTGAGCGCGAGCTGATCCTCGCTGGCTACATCGGTTCGTTCCTGAACGCCGTGATCATCACGTCGGCAGGCACGGGCGTCGAAGAGGTCGTCCCGAGCGGCACCTTCTACGCGTGCACCGGTCCGGAGTACATGGGGGAGATGGGGATCCGCGTTGAGCTGTTCTCCGAGCCCTTCAACATGTTCTCGCAGATGCGTTTCGTCAAAGGCTGGGCCTTCGGCGAGATCATCGGGTTCGTGATCGCGAACCCGCGGGCGGTGGCCAAGGGCACCAAGAGCTAGCAACTTCGGTTGCAGAGGGTGGGCGGCTTTGACGTGGCTGCCCACCCTCTCTCACTTTTCACGTCACGGAAACCGGCCCGTAAGTCGAGGCAAAACCGTGGGTAAGAGCAGGCACCGGCCGAGCGACACGCTCGTTCTCGATCATCAGCGACAGTTCGTAGAATACGTACCTGCCGGGATGGCGAGACGCCTGCTCAAAGACAAGAAGGCGCGCGTCGTCTCCAAGTCACCCTTCACCATCATGCTGGCCCCTGGACAGCGGACGGTGCCTCAGCCTGGTTGGGCTACCAAAGAAGAGAGACACAAAATGACTGAGACGAATAACCAGCCACGAGAGAGTCGCCTGTACGCGCAACGCGGCGGCGTCAGCAACTGGCTCACCCACTTTCAGACCGAGAAGGAGATCTGGGTCCAGAACTGCAGCGACATGCAGATCTCTTTGGACATCGAGATCGCGCCCGGTCAGTCCGACGGCAAGCTCCTCCCGCCGACGCCGGACCCCGTGTGCCTCACCGAGAAGTACACGTTCAAGCAGCTCAAAGAGAGCGCCAAGTTCAAGCAGATGCTGTCTCGCCGCAAGGAGGGCCGCTCCATCCTCATCATCCTCACCGAGGAGCAGGTCGAGAAGTACTTCGAGGCCAAGGCGCGCATGATGAACGCCTTCCTCCCTGACGGTCAGGCTGACATCGGCGCCGCGCTGGAGAAGGCGCAGCAGACCATTCGCGAGCTGACGACCATGCCCACTTCGGATGAGGACGGCATCAACGCGCCGTTCACCCCGCCGAAGTCGGCCATGGAGCTGATGCACATGGAGACGAGCAAGCGCGGCCTCGTGAACGAGGGCGGCCGGCTCGTGTCGACCCGGCGTCAGGCCGGCGCGCCAGGCGCAGGCGACGACGGCATGTACATGGAGGAGGTCGTGAAGCCTCGCGTCCTGCACCTCTGCAACCAGGCCAGCCCGCACGGCAACCAGGGCCAGCAGATCACCGAGGACCAGCTCTGGTCGGCGCTGGAGCCGATGACCATGAGCCTCAAGTCCGAGGACTACCAGCACATCCAGAGTCACGGCACCTACCGCCGCATCAAGACGTGGGCTCGACAGCAGCTCGGGCGTCTTGCGGACGGTGAGCAGCCCGTGGGCTTGTCGCTCACAGGACACGCGCAGGTCGCTGCCGCGGAGCGTGGTCCGCTGGGTGTTGTCGGGCAGCGGCAGCAGCCGCGTTCCGATGTCGAGTACCAAGGTCCGGGCGGGTTCGTGAATGGCCCCGTTCCGGTCGCAAACCAAGAGCCACAGCTCTTGGGACCTGATGGAGCGCCTCTATGAATCCGTATGGCTGGCAGTGGACAACGAAGGTAGCCCTTGTGGCTGGCGCAGCAGTCGTCCAACTGCCAGCCAGCCGTCCCATCCTTGAAAAGCTCACGGTGTGGGCGACAGGCGGGCAGCGAACGCTGAGCGCGACGTCGTTCCAGCTCCGCGTCAATGGAGTCAACGTCGGTGCCGCGGGCACGCTGACCGGCATTGACACTGACATCGTCATCCAGCTCGAAGATGGGACCAACGGTTCGATCCTGCTTCCTGTGCCCATCCCTCCGGGAAAAGGTAACCCGGCGGTGCCTCCTGATGCCTTTGCGGTCGACATCGCGATCACAGGGACGGGCACTGAAGAAGTCACGCTCTACATGGCCGGTGTCGGCTATGCAGGGGGAGGTTGAACCATGTTCCGACTGATTACGTTTCTGTTGCTGAGCCTGCCAGGCTTGGCGTTCGCTACGTCAACGACGACCTCGACGATTCCGCCCGCCGGGCTTGATGGAGCCGTGCAGACCGCGGGGTCTCTGTGGGCAGCCATTCAGACAAAGAACTGGCCGCTGGCTGTAGGGCTCGGGCTGATGATCCTCATCTGGGGCCTGAAGACGACCGGCGTGCTCGACAAGATCAAGCTCGGGTCGAAGGCAGGCATCCGCGCGAGCGCGCTCATCTTGTCCGTCTTGACGGCGATTGGAGCAGGGCTCATTCAAGGGCTGCCGGCGTTGGAGATCGTGCTCAACACGGCTGAGATCGCCACCGCGGCTGTGGGCGGTTGGGAGTTCATTGGCAAGGCGCTCCAGAGCATCGCAGCTAAAGAGGCTGAGGCCGACTCTAGGCCCGAGGCGCCGCCGACGTCATGAACGAGGACTCGGCCATCACAGGCGTTATCGGTGCACTCCTTGGCTTCTTGGCGAACTGGTTCGCAGGTCGCAAGAAGCTAGGAGCCGCGCTCAAGCAGTACGAGGACGCCAAGGGTGAGGTCGGACAGCTCCGAGCGGAGATCGAGGCCAACAACAAGAAGCTCGACGAGAAGATCGAGAAGATGAAAGAGCAGGACGCCGAGATTGCCCGTCTCGGCACAGCGCTCACGTCAGCCATGGCGAAGCTCGACGAAGACTTCAAGCCAGGAGACGAAAGTGCTGAAGAGCTTGCGGCCCGTATCAACGCTGGTCCTGGTCCTGACGTCAGCGACGCCTAGCTTCGCCCAGACGCTCACTTCGACACCGACGGTGCCGGTGTCGTTCCATGCCAAACCGCTCGTCCTCGAAGGGGCGCCACACGTCGCTTGGCCTACGGTCGAGGCGTCCTATCTCATCTGGCTTCACCAGACACGCCGCCCACAGCTCAAGGATGCACTCGACAAGGCGAACAAGAAGCTGGAAGCGCAAGCAGCCCGCATCCTGACCTCCGACGACGCGATCAAGCTGTCAACGGACACCAGCTCCAAGGCAATGAGCGCGCTCGACAAGATTGAGAAGGCGGCCGACGGATTGGCCGAGGTGCACGAGACAGGGTTCTGGACCGTCGCTGTTCCTTTCATTCTCGGCGTCGCTGGTGGCATCATTGTCTGGGAAGTGAAGAACTGATGGTTTCCTCAGTCCGAGTCAGCGACGCCGTCGCGAACGCAGCCGCAGCCGCACTCGATGCGCGCGGCGGCTGGACCTGGGCTTGGGCCGGCAACGACGCCACGCCAGGCGCATGGTTTGGCTTAGCCGGCTTTGGAGCTGCAGCCGCCAACCTGGTCGGACGGCTTCCCTCGGTCCCCAATCGTGATAACTACGTGGAGGCGCCGACAGGTAACATCAACGCGCTTGGCGTAGGCTCAGCTCGAATCAACCAGGCCGTGCTGATTCAAGATCGTGACTCTGCCGGTTACGTACGCGCTGCGCCGAGCGGCTTCCCAGGCATCCCGACAGGCACGGCCTTCACGTTTCGCATGATCCTGAAGCCGACGTTTCGGAGCAGTGGTGGGGGCTACTTCCGTCTCTCCACGGCGGCCTCTCCGACCAAGCGGTTCGAGTTGTTCTA